CTACATTCCAAGGTTGAGATTCATATTAAAATCGTCCGCAAGCGCAGTCCTCTGGGCCTCTATGTACCATGCGTACCGGTACTCCCCGAACTCGTTGGCGGTTTGATAGAATCCCCGGCGCTTCGCGTCCTCCGGCACAGGGATTGTCCCGCTGCCGTCCCGCCATAGCTCCACCGGCGGCAGCTGCCGCACCAGGGATCGGGAGCAGACCCACGTTCTCCCGCCGATGGGAATGACGATGCCGTCGGTGGCCTCCTTGTTGAAATACTTGGCCGTCCGTCGGTAGCTGTCATGGGCGTTCCGCAGCAGCGGCTGGTCGTCCACGTTGCTGCCAAACCGCCACAGATGCCGGACCTCCGCCGGGGAGAAGTCGCCGTCCCGCAGCACCAGGTGGATGTGGTAGCGATGATCTCCGTGCCGCCCCTCGATGAGATACACGTAATCGAACCCCCGCCCCCGCCATTTCTTCAGCCGGTACAGAAAGCTCCTCCACGCCCGCCGCACGTCCTGGAACCGCTCCGGCTCGTGCTCCCGGTCGAAGGTCAGCGTATACACGCTGCCCTCGTACCCGAAGAGCGCCAGCCGCAGCTCCAGCCGGTCCACCCTGGTCCGGCAGACGGAGGAGTCCCGAGGCGGGCGGAGAATCTTGTTTTTCTCCGCCCGCTCCCAGGGCGAATCGCCGGCGGAAAGCCTAGGCCGGATGCTCCTGCACTCCTTCACCAGCGGGCCCGCCCGCTGGCGCACGCAGTACCAGACAGGTGCAGATATACCCTCTTTCACGCCGCCGTCACCTCCTTCACAACGGGCTGTCCATCTTTATCCCTTGGACTCCCCGCGTGAACCCAATCCAGCCACAGCGCCAGGAATCCGGCATGGACCTGCTCCGGCGGCTGGCTGCCGTCCCGCTCGTTGCCGTACCCGTGGATCTGCCGGACCCTGAGCTCCCTGCAGTTGTTCTCCACGCTCATTTCGATGGTCACATACGGGACCCCCGGCGCGGACTCCTTCCGCAGAAACAGGATGGTCACGGCCCCATTCACATGCCGGTCCGCGTATCCGCCTACGCAGTGCTTCAAGACCCGCCCCTCCCGGACGATATCCTGGACGCCTTTCGGGACCGCCACCGACAGCCCGCCGTCTGAAAAGGCAAACTGCTCCGTCAGCCGCCGGTACCGGGCCCGGTACCGTTTTGCGGCCTTTTCGTCCTCTGCGGTCCGCAGGCTGGCGGCGGCCAGATCGTGCCGCGCCTCCAGGTCCTTCGGCATCCGGACATCGTCCCGGGACAAGTCATATTTGAGCTTGGCCGCCGCATCCAGATAGTCCACCCATAACTGCGCGGCGACCGCAGGCTTGTAATCAAACGACCTCAGATACCGCGCCGCCCGCTCCAGACTGACCCGGGCCAAACACGCCCCGGCGCGCACACGGCAGAAGTCGTTCCCCCAGCTCTTCGACAACTGGACGAACTCCGCCAGATCGCGCACCAGCCCCCGCCGCCGCAGGGCCCGGAAGCCCTTCAGCTCCTCAAAATCGCATCGGATATCTTTGAACAGTCGGAAGTCCGCTCTGGACAGCCGGAAGAAGCCCGCCGGGTCCCCGGCGTTCCAGTCCAAAATGTCTCCGTGGGCCTTGCCCTGGAGGATCAGGTCGCTGACCACCTGATGAAACCCCAGCTTGACCAGAAACTCCATCTGCGGCCGCCGGGTGAACTCCGCCAGATAGCGGACCAGATGGGCGATCCGGAAGGGCGCTTCCGCCCATTCCAGATCACAAAGGCGGAGGCCGAACTCCGCACCGAACCACTCCGCATACTGACAGTACCGCATGGAGCTTTTCTCGATATTTTCCGTTCCGATGGGGCAGAAAGCGGAGTCTTTTTCATACGCCCTGTTCTGGAAAGGCGCTTGTATCCGTTCCATCCGCTCCCATAGGTTATCCGTCCGCCATTCCTTGCCGAACCAGGAGTAGGTTTTCGCCTTCCATCCAACCCGGCGTCCCGGCGAAAAGGCATACATCCGGAAGGGCTCAAAGTCGATATACCCGCCCATGTCCTCATGGTCGAACTGCCGGAAAACGTACCCCGCCTGGACCAGCAGCCAGTCCTTATAGGCGCTGACCTGCACCGCCCGCTCACGGGAGCGCAAATTCTCAAAATTCGTATACTTTCCCATGGCCAGCAGCTCCGCCCGCTGTCCGCAATTCGGACACACGCAGACACCCTTGTGCTTGATCTTAAAAAAGTCCGGCCTGATCTCCTTATCCACGGTAAAACCTTCCATGCAGCTGGTACAGACACACCACCGGACGTTTTTTCCCACCGTTTCGAAAAAGACATACTGTGGAAAGAACTTCCGGGCCAGCGCCTCCTCGTCATCGCTGAGATACAGGGGGAAGGCCGAGAACAGCTCCTTTTCCTCTTCCGGCGTCAGAGGCGTACACTCCGCGTTTTTCATATCGCCGCCCCCTTACGAAAAGAAATCTGAGAAATCCAGATGGATGACCTTCCCGGCCTCCTCCGCCTCCGGCTCCAGGCAGATCCGCAGCTCCATCCTCACCTCCGCGCCCCGGAAGTAGAACGCCGCCGCCCGCTGGTAGGCCTCGATGTCGGACAGGGAGCTCCCGCATCCCTTTGCCACCACAGCCATGCACTCCGCGAAGCTGCCGCCCTGGACCACAGCCTGGGCGAACTCCTCGTCCTGCCGGCAGAAGGACTCCAGCGCATCCGCTACCGCCGTTTTCATCACGGCCTCATACTTGTTTCCTTGAAACGCCTTCGCTTCCCGCTCCAGCTTTTCGGCTGCCTGCTGCGCCCAGTTCATACCTCCGCCGCCTTTCCAATCAGCTCCGCCAGCTTGGACAGGGCCTTCTGCATCCCCGCCGCCTGGCTGCCGTCCTCGCGCCCCTGGGCCTTGATCAGGAGGCCGTGGAGCTTGTTGGCAATCTCCTGGGCCTGCCCGAACAGCAGCTGGAATACCGCCAAGTCGCTGTCCCCGGCAATGGCGGCTTTGCGCTCCGCCTTGCCCGCTTCCTCCAGTTTGGCCCTGACCGCCGCAAGGGCGGACTCCGCCTCCTTACGCTTCTCCTCCGCTTTGTCCCGGGCGGCCTTGGCCTTGTCCACCTTGGCCTGCATCTCCGCCACGGCCTCCGACCGGGCGGCGTCGATCTTCTCCTGATCCACGGCCATCACCGCTACGTCCACGGGCCTGGCCTTCAGTTCCTCCAGTTCCTTCTGCGCGGCGGAGACGGCGTCCTGGAAGGACCGGCACTGTTCCTTCAGCAGGACCATGTCGGCCTCCATCTTGGCCCGGCTCTCCGCTGCGGACTTTGCGTCAGCCAGGGCGGCTTCCGCCGCCAGACGTGCCTCGTCCCGCTCCCGGATAGCCTGCTCCAGCTCCCGGGAGGTCATGTCGATCACCGTCTTGTCCTCACCGTTGATGGTGTGATGCTCCTCCATGAACTGCGCCCGTTCTTCCGGTGGTAAAGCTAACAATGTTAGAGCTTTCGCCGCCCCCAAATCGGCAAGCGCTTGCCGATTTGTCCACTCACGCGCAAGGCGCATGAAGTTTCTGGCAGTGCGTTCTGAAAACTCCACCTGCTCCTCCAGCCACGGGAGCCACGCTCCGTGTGGCAGCATCTCCTTGGCCTCGATGAGCCGCTGCCCGATGCCGATAATGGCATCCCCGGCATTTTGCTTCAGCGTCAGAATCTCCGCCGTAATAGTCTCGATATCCCGCACTTCCGGTACAGCCTGTTCCAGGCACGCCGCGCGGTCTACCCGCTCCATCAGAGCGGATGGATCAATTTTCTTTCCCATGATCCGGGCTCCTTTCATCGGTATTCATGTATGTAAGTCCTTTCACGTCTTTTCATCAAACGGCGTAGGCCCTCTCTCCGCCACAGGTCGGAAAATAGAGGTCTGCGCCGGTTCTTTTTTCTTCCGCGTCCGCTCCGGCGGGGTCCAGGAAACGGACCTCCGGAACCGCTGGTTGTCGCTGTCAAACTCCAGCAGCGTACCCTCGTTGGCCCGCCCGTCCTTGTTTTTGGCGATGACCAGCTTCCGCCGGGACTCCGCGTCCTGCTCGTTCTCCCTGTAAAGCAGCAGCACCACGTCCGCGTCCTGCTCGATCTGCCCGGAGGACCGGAGGGAGGACATGGTGGGCCCCAGGCCGTCCTTGCCTGGGCGGCTGAGCTGGCTGAGGGCGATGATGATCCTGCCCGTCTGCCGCCCAAGCTGCTGGAGGTCGCTGGATACCCGGCTGACCCGTTCGTAGTCGCCGAGGTACCGCCCCTGGCTGGTCACGGCGATCTTCTGGAGGTAGTCCACCACGATCACGTCGTACCGGCGGGCCATGGCGTAGGCCCCGATATCGGAGACGGTCCAGCCGTTGGTCTCCAGGTACTCCATGTCCGGCTCCTCCAGCTCCCGGCGCATCTCGTAGATCTGCTGCATGTCTTCCCGCTCCAGCTTGTCCGTCATGACCTTCTCGTAGCTGACCAGCGTCTGGCAGGCAACGGTCCGGTCGATGAGTTTTTCATTACCGGTCTCGTAGGAGAAGAACCCCACCCGCTTCTGTCTGGCGATATGGAAGGCCAGCTGGAGGGCGAAGGCGGTCTTGCCCGAGGATGCCTGTCCCCCGATGACCACCATGTCGCCGCCGCCGATATGAAGCCGCTCGTCCAGCCAGGAGATCCCCCAGCGGATAAACTCTTTCTGCTGTCCGCCGCCGTGGCGGAGGAAGAACTCCTTCAGCCCCTGCTTCATATCCGTCTTCCGCACCTCGCTCCGGTCGCACAGCAGCAGGCCGGCCTGCTCCGACAGCTTCCGGCAGGCCTCCAGGTCCTCCGCCTGGGCCAGCTTGTCCCCGATGGTCCGCAGCCTCCACAGCCGGGAGGACTCCCTCAGCACCCGGGCGTACTCCTCCGCGTTGGCGGCGGTGGGTGTCAGCTCCATGAGGTCCGCCAGGTACTGCCTGTAGCTCCCGCCCATGTACTCGTTGACCAGGATGGGGTCGCAGGCCTTCCCCTGCCCGTACAGCTCCCGGAATGCCTGGAAGATGTTCCGGTTTTCAGGCCGCTGAAAGTCCTCCGGGCGCACCGCCGCAAGCATGGGGCCTATAGCTTCCCCATCGATGAGCATGGACCCAAGTACGCCCTGCTCCGCCGTCAGCAGCCGCTCAGACAAAATTTTCTGCTGTTCCTGGTTCATGAGAAGGTCACCCAATCATCCCGCAGGGGCTGGTCCCGCTTCACCGTCCCCGGCGGCCCGCCGTCCTCCTTCAGGGGATAAACGCTGTCCCAGCCGTGAAGGATGGCGGTGTCCAGCAGCTCCAGCTTGGCCGCCCGGTCTCCGCCCGAGAGCCTGTCCAGCTTCCCGGTGAGGATGGACGCCGCCCGGCGGGTCCGCAGGGGCTTCTTCTTCTGCCTCCGCACCTCCCGGAACTCCTCCAGCCGCTCCCGCAGCTCCCCGTCCTCCCCGGCGTATCCGTCCAGCACCTCCCCCGCCTCGTCCCGCGAAGCGGCCGGGCCCGCTTTTCCTTCCGTCTCCGGCATGGGGGGTAGGGGGGTATATGTTTCTACATGGGTTTTAACATGTTCTATATTACATTTGCCCATTTGGGCAAGCTCATTTTCCCGTTCTGGCGTTTCCATTTGCCCATCCGGGCAAATGCAATTTCCCGTTTCGGACAGCCCGTACAGCGCCAGCAGCTCATCGCCGGGGGTGTACCAGAGGGTCCGGTCCCGCTGGTCGGTGTTGTAATTTCCGGCCAGCAGCGCACCCTTTTCCTTGCAGCTGGCGGCGATCCGCCGGAGCTGCTTCCCGCTCCACCAGGGAAACAGCTCCTCGAAGGCGCTGACGGAGTTGTACGTCCACCACCGCCCGTCCCGGAAATTGCGTCCGTTGGCCCGATTCTCCTTGTACCAGAACATGAGGGAGTCCAGAAAGATGGCCTCCTCCAGCCCATACCGCTGGGCCACGTGGGCATATCCGCTGATCCTGTCAAGCGCCCTCATCTCGCCCAGCTCCTTCCTCCGGCGGCTCCGGCAGCCGGTCCTTTACGCTGATCCAATCAGTCATGGCGTATCCCTCCAATTGTGCATCTGGTGGATCCCGTCGATCACCCGGACAGTATTTTCCTTACCGGCCATCGGCCTGCCGGGGTTCCGCTTGTCCCATGTGGCGGAGCACTCCGGACAATAGAGCGCGGACCCGCAGCTGTTCCACCCAGAATGGCACACAGCCAGAACAGCAGAGGCGGAATCGCGGAGCCGTTGACTGCTTCCGCAGTTGCTGCATGTAATAGTCATACCCGCGCCTCCTCCCTTGAAAAGAATTGATTAGTCATACTCCCACTCCCCCAATTCAACAGATTTCCCGCAGCTCCTCCAGGGTCAGCGGAGCGTTGGGCAGTGGAACAATAGTCGGCGTACTGGTTGTATCATGCAGAGCGGACCGGGCTATGTTAAGCCCTGCATTACGGCCCTTGCTGTAGAAACCAACTTCTTCCTCAAGTTGATCTGTTAAAAAATCGAACAAAGCATCTGCATCAATCAGTCTCATACCACACCTCCGCCGACCGCACCCCGGCCGCCACTGTGGCCTCATGCTCCGCCAGACAGACGTCCACATGCTTCCCCGTTACCCCGGTGTCCGCCGCCAGGTATCGTTGCCCGTCTATGATAACCGTGCTTCCCAGAGGAATCACCTCCGGGTCCACCGCCACGATCCCCGGCCCCGCCGGGAGCCCCGTGGCCGTCAGCCCGTCCGCCCACTTGCCGCAGCACTTCTCGCAGGGGCAGTAGTACGTTACCGTACACTCGCCTATGTACCGATACCCGGCCACGTTCTCATACGCCGCAACCTGGGCCGCCCGGTCCTCCTGCTCCTCCGACCACCGGAGGCGCAGAGTTCCCAGCTCCTGTACCGCCAGCTCCCGGGCCTGCTCCGCCTGCTGAACCTGCGCCTGATACCGGGCCTCCTGCGCCGACCACATCTGCCGATCCAGCTCATGTGCGCCGCTGATTCCAATGTTTACTGTCAAAGACAGAGCGAACAGCCCGACCGCCGCCCGCTGCCAGAGAGCCGTTTCACTGCGCAGCACATATTTTTGCTGTCTCACAGACATATTGGCTATTACATGCCGCAGGGCGGCTTTCTGCTGTCTAGCGGTCATAGCAGTCATCTTTCGTCCTCCCTTTGTACTCCACGCCAAAAATCAGACACAGCTGGCGGTCTGTGATGTGCGTCTTTTGAAACATTCGGCAGAGCGTTTGAAAAAAAGCGGGAAATCCTCTTTTTTTCCATTTGGAGAAAGACTCTGGAGTGACCCCCATAGCATTCTCAGCGAAATCGCCGCCGGTCCTGTACAGCCTGCCTTCGCCCTTTTTTTCGTTAATATAAGCGCGAAGGGCCTCTTCGCGCTTGTTCTGTTCGCCTAAAATTACTTTTGGCATAATTCCTCCTTGACTTCCGCCCGCTTCCCCGCTACAATGGAGGAAAGGAGCTTTTTCTTGACTGTTTTAGCTCTTCCCCGCCGGGTCGCCGTCCGGCGGGAATTTTTACGCCTGCTCCGGATAAGCCCGTCTGACAAGCTGCTGCAGTTCAAATAAGCTGATTTCGCGGTCATTGGCGGCACGGTCCAGGACCAGCTCTTTCAGCTTCGGTCCGGCGCACTCCAGTGCGTCATAATACTCCTGGAAATGGCTCATAATTTCACCCTCCAAAATTTTCGATCACGCTTGTCCCCAGCAGCAGCGCCACAAACAGCGCCCCCGCCGCCAGGCATACCAGCGCGTAAAATTTCCCGCTGTCCATTGGCTCGCGGGGTTTCCGGGGTTTCCGGATCAGGCAGAAAAAACCGCCGGGGAATTTCAAATAAATTTTCAATTTTTTCTCCTTTCTGCTTGACAGAAAGAAACGTATGTGCTAAAATACGTTTGTTCCATCAAGCTCGGTTTTGAGGATTCCGCTTGATGTGCCCCGCTCCTGGTGCTAACAGGAGCGGGGATTTTTCATTAGCCGTAGCCGGAGCCGTCGCCGTAGCCGTCGCCGGAGCCGTCGCCGGAGCCGTAGCCGGAGCCGTCGCCGTAGCCGTAGCCGGAGCCGTCGCCGGAGCCGTCGCCGTAGCCGGAGCCGGAGCCGGAGCACAGAATCAAATCTTCCATACAGGGACCTCCGCGATGCTCTTTTGAGCCTTTTCCGTAATGGGAATGATCTCAATAATTTCTGTCAAAATTACCTTGTCAACAGGAGCCGGGAATTTGCAGCCGTCAGGATTTTTCGTTCCTTCCGTAGCAAGCTGGCAGAGCTCCGTTGCTCCTGCCCACATCCAAATCCGGCGGGCATTCCTCAAAACCGCTTCTTTCCCGTCCCGGCTTTCGATGTAGCCTGCAAAGACGCCGGCGCTGTAGGTCCGCACCATGCAGTACTCCATTCCATCCAGTCTCTGGGCGGGAGTTTGGGCAGAATCCTTCTGGATGTAAACAATCCCATTGGGCGTGATCTCGTTGTTTTTCGTTTGCATAAATTTCTCCTTTATTTGAAATAATCTCTGTTTGTCTGCCCCTTATGTGAGGCTTGTCCCGCCCCGTCAGGTGCCTACCACCTGACGGGGACTTTTTATGCCGGCCGGTCCGCCATCGGTTCTGCCGCCTTACCTTCGTGATTTTTCTCAATGCGTTCCATCCCGTCCTGGATGAATTTGACAATGAGCCTTTTTGTGAGGTCAGGCAGCTGATCGGCAGATTTCAGATATGTAGACAGGTCGTCACATACGGAGCCGTCTGCCATGATGTTTTCAACCGTTACGCCGTTAGGATAGTAGATCATTCAAATCACCTCACAATTAAGTTATGACCGTGTGGGGTTGTCCGATGTGTGCATATCATTAGCGCCTCTAATCACTTCCCCGGCAATGCCTCCCGCTGTAAGCGTCAGCGTAGAATTGCCAAATCGAATTATAATGCGGTCCCGCTCCTTCACGATCTCCTGAGAAACGGGACTTTCATCACCACGCACCCCTCTCACCCCCTTTCTACGCACTACCCGCCTCCGCCCGGTTTACGCGCTGTCCTGGGCCTCCCCACTTCCCTCTTGCCACCCCCTCCGGCCTGTGGTAAAATTTTGTCGGTAGAAAGGGGGTGACACAGAATGATTAAGGTCCAAGTCGTTTATGGCCGTGGAAAACCTTTCGAGCGCGATAATGTAACAAAAATTCTCTATGCTAACGATGACGGGGTAGAAGTAACTGTTGAAGGAGATGATCTTCTGACCCACCGGTTTCCCACCGCAAAAGACTTGGTAGTATACGCTGAGGATGGCATGAGCAGTGTGTCCTGCCAAGGGCTTCGCGCGATCAGTGCGTTTGAGATCCAGGAGAAATAACCCTACGCCGATACCCTGACGCTGATATTTGCGCCAGGGTATTTCTTTTTTAACTCCACGGCCTTTTGCAGTGCCAACTCGGCGTTTGACAAGTTTTGGACATTGATAGTTACCTTGACGTATGAGCGCATCCCTCTCACCCCCTTCCTACGCCGCACCCCGTCCCGGTTCATGCGCTGGACTGGATGCTGTCCTGCTCCGCCCGGCGGGGAGCGGCCTGCGCAGCTGATTTCCCCCTTGCCGCCCCCGCCTGCCTGTGGTGGAATTTTGTCGGTAGAAAGGGGGTGATTGATTTGGAAAACTATAAAGCTCACCGTGACGCGGCTATTCGAGAAATTCTGCTGTACGTGTGCGAACATAAGGATATGCCAGAAGATGCCCATGAACAAGACAAAGCCAAAATTGTAAAAGAATGCGCTGACATCGGGTACCTGGAGGGCATTAGAGCTATCAAGACCCTGGATGGGCGCGTCTACTTTGCTGCTACACAGCCATTTGTCACACAGAAGGGACTGTCTTTCATTTACCAAGAAGAGAAAGTACCCCCGCATATTGAGGATTCTGCCATCGACCACATCGCCGAGGAGTTACGAGATGCAAAGGTAGAATACAAGCGCATTCAGGAATCCCAACAGAAAGCAAATGACTTGCAACGCAGAGAGGATAGAGCGAAGGACTTTAAGATGAGCATCATTTCCGGTTCTATTGGCTCTGCTATCGGTGGCTTGGCCGTTTATCTCGTAGACCATAGAGCCGAGATTATTGATTTCTTTTCCGGGCTTTTTCAATAGATTGCTTCCCTCCTTTTCCCTCAACATCACGCTGCGGCCTTTTATGCGCTGGACTGGATGCTGTCCTGGGCCACTGCGATGAAAAAGTAGTCATAGGGAACGCCGACAGCATCACACAGCCGACCATATTCTTCAGCTGTAATTTTCTGCTTGCCGGTTGCAATGGAATTAGTTTTTTGCTTACTCCACCCACATTTTTCGGCAACAAAAGACTGCTTAATTCCGTGGCCAATAAGATACTCTCGAATAGCCATTTCGATGACCAATAGTTACACCCCCTTATCACGTAGTAGCGTTTTTCTTGACCGTAGCAGAATACTACCACAATATTCCGCTACTGTCAATATAAAATCACGAATTTCTTGACTTCTTTTTTTTGTTGTGGTATTATCATTCAAAAGGAGGTGTTTATGTGGAAGAGCTAAACGAAATATCCTTGCGAGAAAGAATCCGTTTAAATCTTGTATCTTATATGGAATCCGCAGATATTAACCAAGTACAATTAGCTGAAAAATTAGGCATTAGCAAGGGGACAGTTAATAATTGGGCAAGAGGAAATAACTCCCCAGATGTTGACATGGTTCCCAAAATATGCAAGATATTAGGAATCTCTATTCCGGATTTGTACGCACCAACCAAATATGAAGTGCATGAAATACATAATTTCAAAAAAGCCCCGTCCTTATCGGACGAGGCAATGAAGCTGGCGGAAGATTACGATGGGCGCATGGATGACAGAGGCCGGGAGACGGTTCGGGGTGTGGCGGATTTGGAGGTTGCCAGATTCAAATCTGAAACCGCCGCCACCTTGCGGAAGAGCCGGGAGCAGTCGGAGGCGGCGGAGGAGATCGCGCCCAATGTGAGCGAGATGCTGATCTATATCAACCCCGCCGCCGCAGGAATGCCGCTGTATGCGGAAAGCGATTTTGAGCGGATGGAATTTCTATCTGACCAAGTGCCGCGCGGAACTGATTTCGGGATCAGGATTTCCGGCCGGTCTATGGAACCGACAGTGATGGATGGTTCTATCGCTTGGGTGCGCAAACGGCTGGAAATTCCGAACGGAACTGTTGGTATATTCATGCTGAACGACTCCGCCGTGTGCAAGCGTTTTTTCAAAGAATCGGACGGATCTGTGCGGCTGAAATCGGACAACCCGGAGTTTCCGGATGTGTCCGTAACGGAGTTTGACTCATTTATCATGGTGGGGGAAGTTATTGGGACGGTGTTATCAGACGCCAGAGGGAGGTAAAAAGAAAAAGAATGAAAAATGTTTTAGGAGGACGTTAAAATGGCTCTTATTCAATGCCCGGAGTGTGGACGGGAAATATCTGACAGAGTAACTAGTTGCCCTCATTGCGGTTATCCTTTCTCAGAGCAACCAGTCCAGCCAGTTACGCCACAACCTGTTGAGGTAACAGGTATCAATTTATCTATTAAAAAAAATGAAAAGTATAGAACTCTATTCATTGGAATTTTTGTTTTAGCTTTGCTGATAGCGATTGTTATAATTTCCATTATGGCGCAGAGATCACGCGATGCTAAAAATGCTCGAAATGATTATATAGATGATTTGGCCTCAATACGGAGTGTCATGCTTTCTGGAGCTGCTGATGCAGAGAAATTGTGCAACCTTACGCACGATGTGTGGTATAACACAATTTATGAAGAATTTGACATCGATACAGATCCGTTTACGAGGAATGATACTGGGTTTAATGATGATTTCAATGATTCTCTTTCTGCACTTTATTCAGATGAATCGACAAAAACAAAGATTTCCGAAATAGAGAGCAACCGCTATTCAGTAGATGCCATAATGAAAAAACTTCTGAATCCCACAGGTGAATTTTCTGCTTGTTATGATACGCTAGATGCACTGTATGATGCATATTGCGGGTTGACAAATCTGGCAACATCTCCATCAGGTAGTCTTACGTCATTTACTGAATCATATCGAGAGTATGACAATGACTTTGTTAAGTATTACGAAAAATTAGGGAATCAAATTCCAGAAAAGGAGTAAATTTTGTAAACGAAAACCCAACGACCAAATTCCAATGCGCTTGCAAATTTGAGAAAAAATCCCGCCCCCGGCGTTACCAGCACCAGGGGCGGCAAAGAGGGCAGAAGTCTTGGCGGACGCTCTGCCCTCTCATTATATCAAAGATCGGGAGGCAATGCAATGCCGAAAGAAAATATGCCGGTCTTCGGCTACGTCCGCGTGTCAACGGACAACCAGCTGGACAACTACTCGATCGAGGAGCAGACGGAGAGGATCGAGTCGTACTGCAAGGCAAAGGGCTGGACACTTCTGCATATCTATACGGACGGGGGCTACTCCGGCGGCAACACAAACCGGCCGGCGCTCCAGAAGATGCTGGAGGCGATCCGGCGCGGCGAGGCGTCGGCAGTAGTCGTTTACAAGCTGGACCGCCTCTCCCGCTCCCAAAAGGACACGCTTACACTGATTGAAGATTCTTTTCTGTCGCACAACACGGATTTTATCTCCATCAACGAAAACTTTGATACCTCTACTCCATTCGGACGGGCGATGATCGGTATCCTGTCCGTGTTCGCCCAGCTGGAAAAGGACCAGATCACGGAGCGGTTCACGATGGGGCGGATCGGCCGCAGCAAGGCGGGCTACTTTCACGGCGGCGGGAATGCCCCTACAGGATACGACTACAGGGACGGCCTTCTGATCGTCAACGAATATGAGGCGATGCAGATCCGGGAGCTGTTTGAGCTGTTCGTATCCGGCAGATCCGCAAATTATATTTTGAGGCTCTTTCAAAAGAAATACACAACCAGATGGTCGAGTACAAAAATTATTGGGGCCATACGCAACAGCATATATATAGGCGAAGTGCATTTCAGAAAACAGAGTTATCCCGGCGTGCATCAGCCTATCATTGATAAAGCCGTTTTTCGCGAGGCCAACCGTATTCTTGCCAGCTCTGAGCGGGAAAGCAAAAAGACCACCCCGCAGAAAACGCCTTTCCGGGCCGGATACATGCTGTCCAGTCTGGTGTTCTGCGCCAGATGCGGCGCGCGGTACTCCGCGAACCACGGTTATTATAAATGCTACTCCCGGGCAAAAAGCAATATGAAGTTTGTAATAGATCCCGATTGCAGAAATGACAACTGGAAAATAGAGGACCTGGACGCGCTGGTGATCGATCAGGCCGAACACATGGTATCACAAAACGACGTATTGGACTATGTGTTTGGCGCAAATAAAGAAAACCGTCCGGCGATCGATAAAGCGGCAATACAAAACCGCCTTACAGAAATCGATAAGCAGGAAAGCAAGCTTCTTGACCTTTATCAAATAGGGAGCATCCCCTTTGAAAGCATAACCGCCCGATTAAATGGCCTCGCGTCTGAAAAAGCAGCCTTGCAAAAGGAGCTGAAAAAGGAAAACGATACTTCAGCCGGGGAACGGTTTCTTGATGCAGTACGGGCATACAGGGAGGGCTTCCAGTTTGGCGACACAGACACCCGAAGGCTCCTGCTTTCCTCCATTGTCGAGCGTGTCACTATCGACGGGAGATCCGTGAAGGTGCATTGGCGTATCTGATACAAAATTATATAGACCATGCACATAGACAATATAATTTTGTAATCACGAAATTGAGAAAAAACAGGAGAATCCGTATTTTCGGATTCTCCTGTTGAATTTAATGCATGACAACGCAGTTAAAGTATCTTATGATCTTTCCCTCCGCAGCATCCTTATCATCCAGAAAAGCTTTCGCCATATACGCATAGAAGTCCAGGCTGCTGGCCCCCACTTTTTCCGCAACCTTGCAGTAATCCGAATACATCATGTTCATTGCCACGTAGAACATGACCGGATTACATTCGATGCTCCGCTGCTTGCGGACCTGCTCCGTCTGCTCCATAGACCAATGGGGCCCCGTGGTACCGTCCTCATTCTGCATCCGGCTGGTCCATTCCATGGCGGTCTCTTTCGTGATCGCCTTGTAGTCCGCAGCATGAACGCCGTGGCCCTCCGGCTTCATATCCTCCTCGCAGAGCATATGCAGAGCCTTGTAGGCATCCCGATACACGGCAAGCCGCCCGGCCGCTTCCGGAGACATCTTCCGGCTGCCCAGCCTCTCCATTTCCTTCCAGAGAACGCTTTTGTTCTCCTCGATCTGATGATGCAC